GGAGCCGGACCCCGTTCCCCCATCCACGTCCCGAAAGTTCAACTTGTTTAGGATTTACTTCGGTGGTGGGAGCCTCAACCAGATCGCACACCCCGATCAGCCCACGCCGCGCATCTACAGCCGGGATGGCATCGGTGAAGAACACCCACAGATGAAACCCCTTGGACCGTGACCGCTCCACCCAACCGACCAAACCCAACTGCTTCAACGCCATCCGTACGTTGCGTGCGTGGATCATCGACTCTGCCGGTCCCGTGTCCCAGTCCACGCACCCCCAGTACACGTCGAACTCCTCCGCATGCAGCACCAGCGGGTACACCCCCACCGACGGCCCCGTCCACAGGTGGTCGTACGCTATGGACAGCCAGTCCTTGCCGTCTGCTGGTTGGAAGCCACCGGAGTCCAGCCTCCACGGCCTGAACTCGTCGTCCTTGTCCAACGCAACCTTGCCGCCGCGGAACAGGAGGCCGAAGCCGCCTGCTATCTCATCCTTGTCTACGGAACTGGCCGCACGCACGGCACTCCTCCCATTCCCACCGGTCTGGCGTGTCCACCCTCTCCCACTTGTGTTCCTTCAGGTGGGGCACGCCACGCTTGTCGTACTTCCAGCACATCGGTCTACTCTCCTCCACCGGGTACCAACTCGTCGTGGTATGCGTGGATGGCTCCGAACTCAGGGTCCAGATAGTACGTCTGATCCAGCAGCCGTGCCGTCCTCTTGTTCTTGCACACGTTCAGGTTGATACTGTTGGCGTGGTACCGGGTTTCCCAATCGGACAGGCCGTACCTGTCTTTCTTGCGGTACACCTCCACCACGAAGATGGCCTCCTGCTCGCCGCCGTACCGGCCAGCGTAGATCCCAGCAGAGTACCCCGGCTGCGATGCGCCACGTCCTGCTTGGTGAACAAGCCCGATGGGGACACGCTGCTCCTTCGCCCAGCGCTTTACCGCCTGCGCCTTGGAAGTCACCCCCGTGGCATCCGAGTCCCCACCGGGCAGGAGTTCTAGATAGTCGATCATCACGAAACTGGGGTCACACCCCCACCATTCCCTAGTCTCGTCCATTGCCTCAGCCATCGTGGGCAGCCCTGCCGCATCGTCAACGATGGCGACCCGTGACAGTTCAGCCTTGGCGCTGGCACGCAACGCCTCCAACGTGTCCTCGTCGCCCTGTTTGATGGACTCCTCCACATCAGACGACGACCGCCCGTGGATCAGGCAAAACAGTTTCATCGCGACCAGTTCCCGTGGCTCATCCATAGAGAAGATCACCACATGTGTCTCTGGATGGTTCAACAGGTTCGACACGATGCCGTTCAGCAGCATCTGCGACTTGCCAGTGTGGGACCTGCCCACCACCAGCAACACTTCCCCCTTGCCTACCCCACGGGTGGCAATGTCCACCTCAGGGAACCCAAGGTACCAGCGTTCCTGCGGGTTACGTATGAACCCGATCAGATTGTCTACAACGGTCGTTGACAGCGACCACCTGTGCGGTTGCGAGGTTGGACCCGTTGCCCCGCCGTCACCCTGCTGGGCGGCGGCGAGGCGTCGGGCCACTTCATCCTCACTGATGAGGATTGCCACGGTCAGGCTCGGATCTGTGCCCCGATGCCTGCCAGATCGGAGGCCGTCTTACCCGTGAACGGGCACACGAACCAACCGGGCACCAGCAGGGTGCCATCTTTCTTTGTCAACCACAGCCCCTTGCCGTCAGCACGACGCTTGTAGTCGGGACCGTTCATGTTGAAGTTGGAGTTCGGGTCCATCTTCTTGGACCAGTTCGGGTCCCACCAGTCTGACTGGTTGTCCATCAGGTGGCGCCAGATTGCCTCAAGGCTTCCACCGCCTCCCCCACCGGCAGGAGCGGCGGGTGCAGCCGCGGCGGGCGCCGGGGCTGGAGCCGTGTCAGTCCGGGGAATGCTTTTGGACAGCATCCTGACTGCGCCTTCGTCGGTGATTTCGTACCCGACTCCCAGCGACTCGTAGTTTGCCATCTCCAGCATGGTGCCCCACTCTGCGATGAGGTCAGCCACCTGTTCCTTGTCTTCGCCACCATCCAATGCGATGGTCACCGAACACGACGCTTCCGCAGGCTCATAACTCCCGGTCTGCAAGACCTGCCTGCGAAACACCGTGATGGTGTTCTCTGTTTTCTTTGCTGTTGCTGCTGCCATGGGTCTACCCTTCCTCTAGTTGGTTCCATGGATCTGGTCCCGCAAACCTGCCCCGGCATGAACCCCACGCCCCGCACCATTTGGGTGAGCAATGCCACCCTTCCATGCGGAGCGGCCATACCGGTAGGTCAGCGGCTATGAGTGTGCCCGCGGAGCGGGCCAGCGCAACCAGACTAGCCCACTCTGCGGGTCCTGAGTCCACCAGTGTCGTATGCACCTTGCCTTTGACAAGATGCACGAACTGGAATCCCAATGGTTCGGTCAGCCCGTTGTCGGACTGGGTTGCTACCGCCCACGTATACGCTGCCGCTTGGACGGACCACCGTTTCTTCTCCCAATCGTTGGAAGGTTTACGGCCGGGGTTCTTCCAATCTATGATCGGTTGCGGAAACTCCTGAACACAGTCCACGGTTCCCTTCAACCAGATTTCCGGCTTGTGATCTACCACCAGCGGCAACTCAAACGTCCACTCCACAGCCGTGGGTCGTACGACGGGGCGCACCTCGTCCCACCACACAGCGGCGTTCGCTTCGATGATCTTCGGCGGTTCATCCTCTTTGTGGTTCCACCGTACGATCTCGCTGCGATGGTCGTGCCAGTACCCCAACGCCATGTCCACCGTCTGCTCCCGTGTCAGCGGGTCGCCGGTTTCCATGACTTCGGTCAGGCATTGTTCGATCCCGTAGTGGACTGATGTGCCCAACATGGTTGACGTGGACTGGGTGTCTTGACTGATTCCCAGCATGGATTGGCGTGCCCTTTCGGGGCACATTCCCATCTCGTTGAGCCATGATTGGCGGAGGACGATTCGGTCGGCTGGTGGTTGCATGGATTTCATCCTAGCACCCCCGGCCGACCGGGTGGTGGACCCCCCCATGCCATGACAGGGCATGCCGCGGATCTACAGAACCGGGGCATGGCATGCTCAGGTCGTGTCATGCTCAGTATGGGGGAAATGGATGATATCGGCGCCCTCATCTTCGTCTGAATCAGGTGCCGTTTCTTCCTCAACTTTACCCCCTAAACTTTCCCAAACCAGACCCATTCTAGTCATCATTTGGGAGCCAAGTTCGGAAAGATTATGTGCGAAATCGCCCAGTTCCGCAGCCATGTGTCGGAACATAATGAGCAGCCCACCGACGCTCTGCTTTATGTCCTCAATGTCTTTCCGTACTTCTTCCATTTCTTCGCTAGCCATAGGCTTCTCCTTTGTAGGCGGGGGGACCGGGGGAAAGGAGGAACCCCGGCCCCCCCATAGTCATGTGTTCCGGTACCGTTTGTATTCCTCCAACGTCATGGTGTCATGTCTGAACGCCATGAACGGCAACGGTTTCTTCTCACGGTTCGTTCGCTTGCGCCGCCCCGCCTCATACTCCGTGTTCGATTTCTTACACACAGGGCACCGGCATAGTCCACGTTTGTACGCTGTGTAACCGTGCTTCTTGAACTTTGGTTGTGGCATCTCAGCACCGGGGCGGTGCGGGACCGGCGAACCGGCCCCGCACCACTCCCCTCGTAACCGTCGCTATTGCGACTGGATAGCGAGGTCGTTGCCGATGGTACGCAGGCTGATCTTCACACCATGCCGCCGTGCGGCAGCGTAGGCGCAAGACCTCATGCTCTCAGGGAGCGCATCGAAATCGACGCCGTTCTCCAAGAGCCATGCCTGACCGTCAAACCAGTCAGCCCACGGGTACTGCTCGGTACGTCCTGCACGGATCTGCGCAGGCAATGCTTGCAGCAACTTAGCCATTGTATGTTTCTCCTTGGTTGGTTACTCCGTCCCGGCGAGGGACGGTCTGTGCCCTTCGGGCAAAGATTGTTTCGGCTTCTCCGATGGTAGCACAATAGTCGCCACCTTCGCAGTCAAACACCTCCCCGTCGTCCGAAGACATGCTCCAGACCACGTAGGGGTGCATTGTGTTGTGGCTCAGGTGCGCAAGCACCCTCCCCACGAACGTGCGCAGCCCGTCGTCAACACCCCGACTGACGTGCCACACAAGGGGCGTAGCCCCATTGCCTAGTCGTATCATTCTTCCTCCTCGGCGCTCTTGAAGATCCACTCTATGGCCCGCTGCCTTGGGAGAATCTGGCTGACATAACCCCAATACCTGTTACCACTCTCGTCACGACCCGAAAACATCGGGTGTAGACCACCTTCAGAGTAGAGTCTTGTCACGCGCACAGCCCGTGTCGTTCCCGACATGGACTTGTACACCACCAGTTCCCCCAAAGCAGGCCGGGTCCTAGAGGCTGCGATCAACTGGTCGTACGCTGGCTACCAGAACGCGCAACCGCTCCAGTTCCTGACGTGTCTCCTTCAAGGCATCCAACGCAGTCTCCATGTTTGCCACGGCTTCCTGCATTGGACGGCTTACCGGTGCGTTATGACGCACCCCAGCCCCCGGCTTCTTGCTACCCGTTTGAGCAGCAGTCATACGCCTGCTCTGGGCTGCCTTCAGACCGGCGTGCCACGCCCGCACCTGACGGGGGCTGTACGCCAACTGTCTCCGCGTCCAACCGGCTCGGCTACTGTTCTTGACCTGCACCGTCGCAACCGGCTCAGGGAAGGGGTGGTCCGAATCGGGACCCCAAACCTTTATCCAGTAACTAACGGTGCTGTTTACCACTCCGTATTCTTGGACGATATCGCCCAGTGTCCACACGTACATGTGAATCTCCTTTTTCTGTTTGGTTTAGACCGTCAGCAGAGCCATTGCCTGCTCCGCCAACGGTGTCTTGTTGTCAATAGCCTTCTCCATAGCCTTCACCGAATCATACGATCCGCCTCGGGCACGGCCATTAATCCGATGCTGCTCAGCACCCTGAACGGCATTGTACGCCATCCAACGGTTACCCGCACCGAACTCCTTACGCTCCCGCATCCACGCAGCCCGACAATACGAACGCCGTGTCCACACGTTGTCACGCTGACGGTCAGTCAAATCAGCCGCAATCGGCAACACCAGATCCGTCAACTGCGCAAACTGCGTATCCGTATACTCCTGATCCTTCAAGACACGGGCCATGTTGGCAAGAGCCTCAGCCCTCTCAATGGACCCTTCAAGGATACGGACCCGCATCTCCAACAGACTGTCATGGTTACGGGTGTGCTTCACCTTGATAAGCGGACGCCCCACCAACTGATTCTGACAGAACAACCTGCTTGTCAAGTCATACACTGATGTAGGCCACACCCCGTTATACGAAGTGATCCAACAAATCTGAGGTTGGATGACATCACCCTCCCCCAGATCAATCGGTGAGATGAGTTCCTGCGTTACCGCAATCTTCTCACCCACACCAAACACCGTGCAAGATGTGGTCTTCTCCGGGAACAGTTCCTCCGCCATGTCGGCGATGAAACGATACCCGTCTGTCTCCGCATACCTGTCGGAGTGCAAACCCAACACGTCCATCGTGTCAGTCCGCAGCACATACTTGTGCAATGGCCTGCCACTACGCACGCCACCCTTCACCGTGGGAATATGTATCCCCCCGGCGAAATCCTCATACCCCGATGCGGGAAATACCACATCGAACAGGGCACCAGCCCCATCCATCAC